GGCATTCTAATATCTCCAATCCAGCTTACATATGTAGGATTATCCAGCTCATCAAAGAAGACAATTCCAAACCTATACATTTCATCTCTTCTATAACCTACAAATAAATCATAGACATAAGGAGATGCATTATTAGACAAAGAAGTGCCTTGTGATACAAAAGTCCTGTCAACAGAATTAAATGCTATTCCAGCATTTGTATCAGGAGTCATGTGTGGACCATAAGCTCCACTTGCAGGCGAGTCGTCATATTTATTATCAAGCTTTACATTCTCTGTAAAAAACTCGTATTTTACATTAGGACCTGCTCCTCCTAGAATGTTAGAGTTAGGCTGGAATAAATAGTTCGTGTCAACTGTAGGACTTTGGTATACATACGCCTGAAGACAATCATGTGTTTCAGGTACAGGATTATTAGGAGTTCCTAGATAATTAAAGTCACCTGTTGCAGGGTCATATACTACAGCTTCAAAATTAGGATTAGTTGCTGACAAATATTCAGCTTCATACTGGATATATGTAGTATTATTATTTATAGGAAACCTATAAGTTCTAGCATCAAAGTTTATAACCTGGTCTCCTGTAGTTACATTAGCTAAGAAAAGAGTTTGCTTTTTAGCAGCAAGAGTCTTGGCACGTTTGATGCTTGTTGTAAAAGCTGTAAACTCTTCTATTGTAATAGGTACTACAGGGTCTTCATCTCCAGTAATAAATACTTCAACTGAACTGCCAGAAATAAAAGCTTCTTTTACTATAAGTATTTCAGGCTGGTTATTATTATCCTTATAGTATAATGTAACAAACTCTATTGTATCAAAGTTTGTATCAATATTATCTACACGAATTATAATTTGCTTACCCGCATCTTCTGTTACTAGTTTTCTAGGATAATAAGTTTTTACATCAGGGTTATTACCTTCTGATGCGTCAATGACAGGAATAAAATTAGTAGTCCTACTAAATCTTGTCTCAGAACCATTAGTATTCTTTAACCTGTATGCTACTTGATATAATCCTACTTTAAGACTACCTCCATCCTGTATATTAACAAATACAGGCAAGTCCATACTTAAAGAAGGAAGAAGATTAAGTTGTTCTACAGTAAGGGTAGCTACATTAGGGTCAGCTACATTTATCTGACGAGGTACATTATAATTGTCTGTCCAGTATATTTTCTGAATTAAAGAATTTTCATACCTAGATTCTATCATGCCAGGATTGGCAATAGGCCTGTATATGGTAAATCCTGCATTACCTGTCCAAACAGGTATACCTGCATTACCATTAAAATCTCCTAGTATATAGTTATTAGGGTCTGCTGGGTTACCACCCTTATCATACAAAACTTTCCAAATAGCATCATTAGTTACAGGAGGAGCTCCAAGTGAATTGTCTGGGTCAAAAGTTCCGTCTGTAGTAAAGATATAAATGTCATCACGCAGTGCAACCCAACCTATAATTTTTATAGGAGCTGTTGGAGGAATAGAGTAAGCACTAGGTACAATGTAGGAGGAAAGATTTGCAGAGGTTATACCAGTATTGACTATTCTCAAATAATCAAAACTTACTGAGTAGTCAGCTGCAGACCCTAATACAGAACTTACTTTTATCCAATAATTAAAAGCAAGATTAGTAGTCACATCATCTGCACTACTTCCAAAAATAGATTGAGCAGGATTTACTCCTACTATAGAAGGTATAGAAAAAGTAAAGCTAGTTGAACCAGCAGAGTTATTCAGACTATCATAGTTTGTAACCCCAGCAGGTATATTAATACTTTGTATTAATATACCTTGAGGTCCTGTAGAACCAGCAGATGTAAGGTATTCTATATCTCCTGTACCCGCAGGACCAAAAGTACTAAGGTAGTTTGCTCCCCATTGACTTGCGTCACTTATACCTGGGTCAAAATATATTTTTATAGTTACAGGTAATGCTGAAGTTTTTCTTACATAAAAACTTAACTCAGCATTATATGGACCATAAGTAAAAAGATTTTTATTATACAATGGCCCTGGAGTATATCCAGGATTAGATATGGCTTGAGCATAGTTTATATCATAACTTCCTGAACCCTCTCCGTACAAAAGTATTCTAGAGTCATGTGCATCTGTAGCACCTACTTCTACTACAGTATCTGAAGGACTAACTACACTTCCAGAAAAGTTATATACGTCTTGACCCATTCTTTCAACAAATGTTTCAAAATTATAACTTGCTAAAAGAGGTTCTGTAACATCAGATGGTGTGCCTGCCCAAGGAGGCCCAGAAAATTGGTTACCGTCATATTCCCATACAGCCCATAATGGAGTAAGAGCATAAGAAGGTATATCTGATAGATACAATCCACTGCCTATGCAGTTAGGCGCAGGTACTGCAGTATAACAAGAAATTTGAAACTCAGGGTCAAAAGGTTCAAAAGGTTTTCTTGTAACATCTGCTGTAGGATTTGTAATAGTAAAAGAAGATGCAGTTATTGTAGTTCCGCATGGAACTTGTACTAACATGGAATTTCTAGGTGCAATGACAGTTACTAAAGCATTAGTAAAATCAGCATTATTAGAAATATATGTTCCTAGTGTATCTAGGAAAAAATCAGCATCATTTGTAGAATTAGTAGTAGCAGTGTATGTAAAAGAAAAGTTAGAAGTAACAGGAACTCCATTAATATTAAAACTTATATCATAAGAAGCCCCAGGTATTAAAAGAGGAAATATTGAATTTATTAAAGTATCCTTATTTACTATCTGTATGTAACAAGTAGTAGCAGGTGGTGCAGTACTAAGAGGTACTACTGCTACAGTTCCTTTTATACTTTCTCTAGCCGCAGAAGTATTACCATCATTAGTAGTAATCCTGAAGTTTTGAGAATCAAATACAGCTCCTTGTGGGAGTTTGCTGAATGCAAGGTCTTTATTTACTAAACCACCTAAGTCTTTAATTTCTTCCATTTTAGTATCTACCTCTGTGTCCTCTTGAGTTTACTGCACTAAATCCTGTACGGAAATCTTCAGTACGTACAATCATCTTAGTCATTTGTCTTCTCAGGCTTTCCATTTGAGCTACATCAGGCATCTTGATATGAGAAGCAGCAGATGCTACATTCCATCTCCAGTCTTCTTCAGACTTCATGTAGACTTTGTCTGTAAGAGTGTCTTGTCTCCAAAGGATATAATCTATCTTCATTTGAAGATAAGAAGCTATAGCTCTTTTGTATTTCACATCATCTGGCACAAGAGGAAATCCCTCATCATCCAAAGGGAATGCCCAGTATGACATGCATGCCTTACCTTCTTTAATGTCAAATGTAATGTAGTTATTATTAATAGTAAAAGTGGGGGAGCTGGCTACTATTCTTGTATTAAAAGGTAAAGCCTGAGGAGAGAATGTATTACCAAAATTATCATAGAACAAGTCCTGGCCTGAGTAAGTCACCTCGTCAAAGCCACAACATCCTCCGTCAAGTATGTGATGAAACATACCTTGACTAGGTATAGCCATTACACCATCTACTGATATGGAAATAAGTTTATGAAAATCCGAAGGAAGCTCCACTCTGTAATGCTCTACATTATAAGACAGGTCATAATTCTCATCTCCTTTATGTCCTATAATCTTGGGTATGTATTGCAAAGGATGTCCTATCAACTCCATGGCTTCATACACCCAGTAAGCTGCATCACCTAAATTGAATAAATCATTGTAGGCTGTATTACGAAAGAAGTTGTTTATAGCTTCTTTGGAACTTGTATATTTACTTATTAGCATTATTCAAAATAGTCTATATTGGTTGTTTTAATAATCTTGGCAAGTTCCCTCTTCCTTTCACGCAGAGGTTCAAACTTGTAATACGACTTACCACTAGGGCCTTTTTTACACAACCAGTAAAACCTATACCTGCAATTATCTCTATGGTCATTCAGGTGTTTAATTATCTTCCCTGTCTTTTGATAGTGCCCCCAATCTACTTTTAAATTATTATGGTCATTAAGAAAACCTACATCCATTCTTTTCTTCTGGATTCTAAGCTCTCCTAAATTATAAGGTAGTTGCAATGTCTTAGACTTGTAAAGCAACTCATGCATGATTTTCTCAAAGCATGAGTGCAATACTTTCTTATATTCTTCCCAGCTAAGAGCAAGGTCTTTAGGAGTAACTCCACTAAATTTACTGGAGTTAGACTTGAACTCAAACTTTGCAAGATACTTATTGTAAGCACTCTTCAAGTTCTTGTCAGTCTTATACCTACCTTCTCCTCTTTTAGCTAGTCTGCTCATGAGCCACTTTCCTCAGTTTTAGTCTGTGGTTCTAAAACTTGGTTACCACTGTTAGTCCTATCCTGCATTACTTTCAAGCCTAAGGTCAACTCTTCTACAACCATTTTAATGCAAGGGTCTACAAGATGTGAAGACAAAGGATAGACACTATCCCAAGTAAAACATTGGTCCCCTGCACAATCGTCATATTCAGAAAGTTGATTAGGCTCTTCAAAGATACCAGAAATTGTAATTTGTTCAGTGTAAGGCGCATCTACAATATAAATGTAGCTATTGAACATTACAGCCAGAGGTCTTTTAAACCTTGTGTATCTAGCGTAAGGAAGACGACTATAAGGTATAAACTCATAATTAAACCCACCAAACTCAGGTGCAGTAATATTTGTAATTAAGTCCTTTCCTTTAGCCTCAATAGGTTTAGGGATAGGAGTCTGAGTTTTGTATACTTTACAGTCAAGATTAAAGTTAGGGTCAAAACTAGTATCTACAGACTCTAAAGGCATGCACCTAATATGCTGGATATTATTCTCAGACAGACTTTGTCCTTTGTTGACTTGCTGTCTAAGAAGTGCAGCTCTTGCAGTATCTAAGAGAAAGGCTACTTGTCTATCAGAATATTTATCATCATCTGATATTAAGCCTCCTCTTAGAATCGACTTTACGCTGTAAATTAGTTCCCTCTGAGTTGCCATCTTTTAATTTCTTCAGTTGTTTCTTTTTGTTTTTTAGTTGGGGTAAGCCTGGTAAATCCAAATCAATTTGTTCTTCTTCTGGATCATACTCTGGCTCATCTTGTACCCATCCTTTTGCCTTAGCTTTTTTCATGGTAATGATATTTGAAAGTAACCTTCTAAACCATTTTCCTTATTCCACATATAAGCTTGAGCTGCACGTAAATGATTGTACCCCATCATTTTATGCCAATCATCAGTTCTGCAAATACTAGGGAGGAACCTAGTCTTTATTCCGCAGTATTCATTGAGCATCTCTTTATGGAAATGCCCTAAGTGGACTTCCCTAAACTTAGTACGAGCAAACATTTCAGGTTGCTCAGTAGCCATAAGAATAGGGAGTGATGCATGCTTTTCTTTATCTCCGTGAGTAAAGAGCAACATGTTTTTTCCATACTCATAGTATTTTCTGTATTCCCCTGAGTTGTCTACCTTGACTGATTCAGAAGAACCAAAGTATGCTGAGAGTACTTCTCCTATATAGAACATCCTTTCCATATCATGATTACCAGGGATTATAATTATATCCACTGGATATGTATTGGAAAGAACTTTAACAGTAGCTACAAGTGTAGCCCAGTAATGTCTAAAGGAGGTCTGCCAATCTACAGAATCATCTTGTGGCGTACCTCCAGTTGTAGTCTTCCTTTTGCCTTCTGAGTTCAACCCATCATTCCCAATAGGCAAAAGAATTCTATCTACATTGAATTTCTCTGCTTTCTCAAGAAGATTGAAAATACACATAATATACTCATTAGCAGTAGTTTCAATATCTCCTTTACCGAAGTGTGCATCGGGTAAACTAATCTCTAAGCACACATCACCTGTCTTTACTTTTTTGGAGAGAATGGGTGTTTGAAGATTGCCTAATAAAGAGAGGTCTTTTATTAGCTCATCTTTAAACTTACTCCATTGCTCAAGTTCATCAACTTCAAAGGTTAGGGATTCTCTCCATGAACCATCATAAAGTTGCCACATCTTTCCACGTACGAAGGTTCCTTTGTAACCTTCAGGAGTTTCAACAGTTTGAATTCTGTCTGCCTCCTTAAGCCTGTTACGCAAAGACCTTACTCTGTCAGTAGTAGTCTGAAAGTTATCAGCTACTTCCCTAGTAGACATATGAGGGTTTGCCCTCAAAAATGCCCTTAGAGTGTCATTGTTATACATGCAGTTTCTTTCAAATATACATTATTTTTCGTATATTCCCAAACTGTTAGTTAACTATTTGACTTTGAAGTAATTAGTAATTTTGTCAATGATAGCCTGAGCTGCTTGTTTTAGAGTCATTTGGTTGTATTCCATCAGGATTATCAACCCTACTGCGACTACTAAGAGAATAGTTTTCATCTGTAAAAATTGTTTGAGCTCCGAATCTTCCTTTTACAATAGCTACAATATTTTCAGCTGTCATAAAACCAAGACCCAAGAGAATGATTAAACTGTATATAATTATAAACTCCACTTGTATCTGTTGAGCAGTATACAGATGGTCTATAAATCCAATATTTAAAAGAACGAAGCAAAAGAAAACTGTAAGTTTCCTTGCTGAAGCTTTACCCCTAAACTCAAAACTCTTTCTAAGCCAAGGAATTAGCTGAAATAAAGTTGGGCTTCCACCCTCCTTCTGGTTATTAATCCCCGAATTACTCTGCCTCCTGCTCTTATCCATTTCATAAACTGATTAGTAATGTCTGGGTCTTTGGGGTTAGCATTTATTCTTTTTAGTAAAGTAGAATTCTTAAAATTTGTAAGACCTACATTATACGCAAAGGATACTAACGCATCATATTGATTCTGAGTAATATCATCACGAGTCATTGAATCTACCCCAACTTCGTAATGTACTAGCAATCTTTTAAGCAAGATTTCTGCCCAATCCTCAGATATAGGAGGGTCAGAAAGTTTAACCCTTGTACCATTTTCATAGTAAGTCGCACCATACCCTATTGTAGGTACACCAGCAGAACATAAGTAAGGACTGGACCTAAACCCCTCAAATCTCTTGATTAGGTTTATTCCGTTTTGACTTATTCTCATACTTGTTTAACTTACTTACAATATATCTCTTAATCTTATTTCCCGACAGGGTGTCTACTGCTACAATAATAGTAGCAAGGTAAGCAGCTCCTTGTAGGGTCTCTACAGTTTGTGCAGCTTCAAATAATTTTGCCATTATAATAAATAGTACACTAAGAAGTGTGCCATGTACGCTTTGCATATCTAAAGGTTGGGGTGTTTGCATGTTAG